ATTGTAGTATCGGTACCATTGTAGTCGTTGGGTGCTGCCTTTAATGCGGCGGTGGCGAAGAATGACGGCGTATCGTTAAAGTAGAGTTCATAGTCTGTACGCCAAATGTTTGGGGCAAATGCAATACCTGCATAGTTTACCCAAGGACGGCCATTAAGTAAACCACCACTGTTAGCATTATCATCTGCGGCTGTGGCATAGGTATCCGGTAACAGAGTAATATCCAAGGTGTTGTTCACCCGATAGTAAGGTTTAGTAATGTCCCCGAATGCTTGTCGTTTTGCCTGGGCAATGTATAATTTTCTCAGCTGCCGTTCTTGTTTAGATTCGTTTTGTTGTGGAGTGCATAGTACGGTATCTCCGTCTATAAGTCCCATAGCTGATAGCTTTGTGGTGCTGTCACCAAAGGTAATGCTGTTTTTGCTGGGATCTCTTAAAAGACTCCAGTGATAATAATCTGCTGGTAGTCCTTCGTCTGTAGCAATGGCAGTAATCAAGGTGTCAACGGTGGCGGTGGCTAATGTTATTCCGGTAACGCTGCGTTTTGTTCCGGTTAGTCCCCAATAGTTAATATCAGCCATTATCACTCCCTAATGCAATATTTAGCAGGGTAAATAACATTACTATGATCAACAAAGCTCCCTTTAATACACTGCTGAAAACACTCAAAGACACGGGCAAATACCGTGTGTTCAACGACATCATACGCGAAAAGGGCAAGTTCCCTTCAGCCATGTGGTACGGACCCTACAACATCAAAACCATCACCAACTGGTGCAGCAATGATTACTTGGGCATGGGTCAGCACAAAGTAGTTCTCGATGCCATGCATACCGCATTGGATCACACAGGCGCAGGATCAGGAGGTACTAGAAACATTGCAGGTACCAGTCACTATCACGTGGCCCTGGAATATGAACTAGCCACTCTACACAACAAAGCACGAGCTCTGTTGTTCTCGTCAGCCTACGTGGCCAATGAGTGGACACTGATTGCGCTCAGTAAGATCATACCCAACATACATTTTGTGTCGGACAGTGAGAATCACAACAGCCTAGTCATTGGCATGGTACACAGTCGAGCACCTAAAACAGTGTTCCGTCACAACGATCTCGATCACTTGGAAGATATATTAACCAGCATACAGCTTACAGGCAACGTGCCCTGTATTGTATTCGAATCAGTTTACTCGATGGATGGCGACGTAGGACACATCAAGGAGATCTGTGATCTAGCAGATCGATACGGTGCTATGACCTACATCGATGAAGTACATGCGGTAGGACTCTATGGACCCCACGGTGGTGGGAAAGTTGAAGAGCTAGGGCTACAATCCCGTGTTGACATAGTCAACGGTACATTAGGGAAAGCCTATGGAGTCCAAGGTGGCTACATCGCTGCCGATGCTGAGGTCATTGACGCCATCCGTTCTGTAGCTGCGGGGTTCATATTCACCACATCAATGAGCCCTGTGAGTTGTGCAGGAGCCCTGGCTGCGGTCAAGTATCTCAAGGATCACAACGAGATACGAGACAAACATCAAGAACGTGCTAGAAAGTTAAAGCATAGATTGAGTGTGGCAGGCCTGCCAGCCATGGAATGTTCAACCACACACATTGTTCCTATCCTAGTTGGGGAAGCTGTGCGTTGCAAGGCCATCAGTGATGAGTTATTAAACGAACACAACATCTACATCCAACCAATCAACTCACCCACTGTGGCTGTAGGCACAGAGCGGTTGCGTCTAGCACCTACTCCGTTCCACGATGACGGTATGATTGAAGATCTAATTACTGCGCTGACAGCTTCGTTTGCGTGTCACCCGGCGCAAGTCTAAAGCGATCTTCCACGTAGTCCCCAGTGCCAACTTCAAAGATCACACTGTTGGCAACTAGTGCTTCAATTTGATGAGGGCCAAGAGCTGCGAAGTCTGCAGTCTTTCCTTCTTCTAGAATAGCTTCTTTGATTTCACCTGTGGCAACATCGATGTAAGTGACTTTGAACTTGCCAGCATTGATAAACCAACTCTTGTATTTCTCTTTGTGTAACACCAAACTGGTCTTGGCTCCTGCACGATCAAATACCAACAGTTTTCCACAGTATTTGTCGTTGTTGGCCCACACCAATTCAAATCCCCACCCTTTGTCTACCTTGCCTAATGTTTGTAAGTTCATGGTCGTCTCTCAATTATTTTATCTACCAGGCCGTAGGCCAGTGCTTCTTCTGCTGACATGAATGTGTCACGATCCATGTCATGTTCAAGCTGTGCATAAGTCTTGCCTGCGGTATTGTGCTTGACATAAAGTTTGGTCAATATGTCTTTCATCTTGGTGATCTCTTTGTATTGTATCTCAATGTCGCTTTGCATGCCACGGGCGCCGCCGCTGGGCTGATGTATCATGTGTCGAGCATAGGGCAATATGTGGCGCTTGCCTGCTGCTCCTGCCTGTGCTAGAAAGCTGCCCATGGAACAAGCCTGTCCCATAACATAGGTAGCTACATTTGGTTTGATAAACTGCATGGTATCATAGATAGACATGCCGGCAGTGATAACACCGCCTGGGCTGTTGATAAACAAGTTGATGTCCTTGTCTGGGTTTTCACTTTCCAAGAACAGCAATTGGGCCACAACCAGATTGGCCATTCCATCTTCCACAGGACCATTCAGCATGATAATGCGTTCTTTGAGCAACCGGCTAAAGATGTCATAGGCCCGTTCGCCTTTGCTTGTGGATTCAACTACCATCGGTACTAACATAGATTTCCTTTTGTACAAAATTAAATTATAGCGTGTCTAGTAATTATTGTCAAGGCTCTTGTTTTCTTTGTGATCTGAGCATATAATAGTCATGTAATCAATCCGCAGTTAAATATATCATGAGCACCCTTTTATTAAACGCAGACATGCAACCTGTAAGCCTATTGCCTTTATCTATTGTAGATTGGCAGGAATCCATACGATACATGGTTCTGGACAAGGTCAAGGTCTTGGAATGGCACGACGATTGGATCGTCCACAGTGCCAGATGGCAGACTCGTGTGCCTGCGGTGATCATGTTGAACACATATCAAAAACCCAAGCATACAATGAGGTTAAGCAAACGCAACATATTTCTGCGTGATGCCTACACCTGCCAATACTGTGGCACAAATGTCACAGAAACCAATGCCACTTTGGATCACGTGCATCCTGTGAGCCTGGGCGGCAAGACCACTTGGGAAAACTCAACCACGGCCTGCAAGCACTGTAACTATCGCAAGGCAGCTCATGTGGGCAAGATGAAACCAAAGATCGCTCCCTACAAACCTACATTTTGGGATCTAGTTGCCAAACGCAAGGTTAGAGGGTATCACCTAGGCCATCCTAGCTGGGCAGACTACTTGGGCATTTAACCTATTGACAATATCAGTCTTTGATGTTACAGTTAGTATGTGAGCTGAAATAATAGTAAGCATATCACATATTAACTGTCATTTAAGGAGACACCATGTTAACGAAGGTAAAAAAGCCTTGGAGCCAAAAAGCGGCTATCAAGCAGTGGGTCAACAACTTTACAATCAAGTTTGAAGTAGAAAGCGATGCTATAGATCTTAGGACTATGGCAAAGAACTATACAGCATCAAACGAAATTATTCCGCTAGAAGATATCCATCAAGGGCTGATGGCAATACTAGGACCAAACTATGATCCTAGCCTGCAGAAGCCCTATGATCCTAGTCAAGGAATTCCATTTTTTCCATCAGCAGTGATGTCAGCGATTGCTCCGCAATTTGCCTATGTTGAATGGGATCAACTTTATCTATATTCCATATTCCAACGAGATGTAGCTGCCAATCATTGTGCCAAGCTCAAAAAAGATTGGGACCATACCGCTGTGTTGATTCCATGTGCCATCAAGTTCACATTGAATGGCAAGGTTTATTACTGTGTGTGGGACGGACATCACACCTTGCAAACAGCACGGATAATGAACTACACCAAGTTCCCTGTATGGTACATTGACATCGATGCTATTCCAATGAAAACCATTGTGGCCGCAGGGTTCACAGCAGATGAAGCAGGCAAGGTTGCTTATGGTTGCTGGGTAGCCGGACACAACATGATCCGCATCAACTCTACCAACAAGCGACCGCTGGTACACTATGACAAGTATATGATCTTGTTGGAAACCAAAGATTACAAAGCTGTGTCTATGGATTTGATTCTACAGGCCACAGGCTGTGTTGCCAAACGCAATGCCAAGGTTCCAGGATCATGGACACAGATCAATTCAGGTATAGAGTGTTACGACTTGCCTGATGGCAACAATGTTCCCAGCAAAGGACGTTATTGGAAACGGGCATTGCAGTTCCATCGCAACACCTGGACAGCGGCTCCGTTGGAGTTAGAAGTGTTTAGACCTCTAAGCTATCTGTATCAGGCATTTGATGTCAATGGCATTGTTTGTGATGCACAATTCGACACTGAACTGGCTGCTATACTGACATCTAATTATGGTGATCCCGAAAGTGTACAAACAGCTATCAAGAACAGTTATGCTGATGCATTATTGAATAATACTGGACGTGGTCAATTGTTAAACAATCACAAAGAGCAGGTTACCGCAGGGTTAATAAATCTTTACAATCAACATTGCGGTCGATTGGCAGTGCTGCCTCCAGCGGCCTATGTTTGGGCTGTGTGATATGGCTAAGTGGCTCTATGTATTCAAAGACCCTATGGGACACCCCGATGTCAAGATTGGCATCACTGGGCATCCCAAGAGTCGACTAGGCACATATCAAAATGCCATGAGTCCTCGCAGTCATCGAGCTTGTTTTGATTATGTTTGGGTAGGTCCGGACAAACAAATCGACAAGCTCGAGGCTGTGCTCAAGGATCATTACGATTGGGATATCGCCAGCGACAAGATGGGAGAAAGCGAATGGGTTCAGGACATCACGGTTGAAGAAATACAACAGATTGTTCAAACAAAGATAGATGGATTTCACTTTCATATCAAACCCTTGGAAGCTGAATTTCCTATTAACCAAGACGACTGCCCTTACAAGGTAAGCGACACAAGCAAAGAAGTTAAGGAATTATTATGATTGACGTTTCTCAATTACCATCAATAACCTTTGATCTAGGCAAGTGCCTGCATGCCTGTGAGATCAAGGGCATGATGAAAACACTTGGTATCAAATACTACTGCTATGCCTTTATCTATAAGAGCACTGTGATGAAATACGGACAGAGTGCTGATAACGATTGGGCACGAGGTAGTTTCGGTGAACGAATATATCGCCAGTCATTTCAAATCCCAGGGTGGCCTACCAAGCCTAGCACAAAGAGTGCTGGCAACGACATGCTGGATGTAATTAAAAACTTTCCTCACATCAACAAAAATGATGTTTGCGTTAAAGTCTGGGATATGACTAATTACCCGTTTGCGGTAAGCGGCGATCCAAAGCACGAAGTAACCCAACTTGAAGATCAGTTTCTAGATTCATACATCAAACAACACGGATCTTTACCGTTGGGTAACTTGCGTGACGAAAGTCACATTAGACGTAAAACTAGAGTCACTGATCAAATCTTTAACTCTATATTTGACCAAGAATAAAAAAGCACCCTAGGGTGCTTTTTTTATCTGCGTTTTACCGCTCGTTTTGCTGCTCGGGCTACAACACTTTTGGTTGCTCGCCATCCTTTCTTTCTTGCCATGATTATTTCCTCTTGGCAGCTCGTTTAGCCATAGCTTTTACTGTCTTTGGCTTTGGCGGCTTTTTGCCTTTAAGTATTTGACTAACTCTACGTGGACTAGGCATGATTACTTGCGCTTACGTAATTGTCTACGAACTGCGGCTTGCATTGGTGTTTTTGCTCTATCGGATCTACGGGCCATAATGTTCTCCTTGAAAATGAACAATCTTTATAATACTATTTATTGTCGTTGTTGTCAACCACCAAAAAGACTTGACAAATACCGCAAAAGGCCGTATAATATACACACTAACACAAACTGGAGCAGAAATTGAGAACACAGCCCGAAACTATTATTGCCAAACTTGAAGCAGACAACAGCCGATTAGCCAAAGAAGCTGTTCTTGCAGAAGCAATGACAGAAGGACTTGATGAATTCTTTGAAGGAGTTCGCTGGTGTTTGGACAAACTACATACATTCGGAGTCAAGCAGGTTCCAGAGAGTGCGGTAGATGGCCAGGGCTTGAGCTGGGCTAACTTCAGTGAACTAGCAGATGCTCTGTACCGCAGAACACTCACAGGACATGCCGCACGTGATGCCATCAAACTGGCCATGGATGTGGCTACCATGGCACAGTGGAATGGCTTCTATCGCAGGATCCTTATCAAAGACCTACGCTGTGGTGTAAGTGAAAAGACTGTAAACACAGTGGCCAAGAAGTCTAAGAAACCCGAGTATGCAGTTCCTGTGTTTGAATGCATGTTGGCACATGATGGTGCTAACCACGAAGGCAAGATCACAGGCAAGAAACTGGTCGAGCCCAAGCTGGATGGTGTGCGGGTGTTGACTGTGGTAGACTACGAAAGCCGTATGGTTACCATGTACACTCGCAATGGCAAAGAATTGGTTAACTTTCCGCATATCGTCAAGGCCTTTGAAGACAACATGGACAATTGGGGCCGTAGTTATGTATTCGATGGTGAAGTGGTTAGCTCTAGCTTCCAGGCCCTGATGAAAGAAGTGCATCGCAAGGAAAATGTCCAGGCACAGGATGCCCGTCTCATGCTGTTTGACATCGTGCCTTTAACAGAGTTCAAGGCAGGAGCCAGCGTGATGGGTCAGAAACGTCGCAGTGCATTCCTGCGTGAGAACTTTTCCAAACTGTTTGCAGACTCAGGCTGTATTGAAATTATCACACAGCGAGAGTTTGATCTAGATGTGTTCACAGATGAAATCGAGTTCAAAGACTACAACAAAGCTGCCGTGGCTGAGGGCTTTGAGGGCATCATGATCAAAGATCCCAACGGCAAGTGGGAAGGCAAGCGAAGTGTGGCTTGGCTCAAACAAAAGCCTTTCATCGAAGTCAGCCTTGCTGTGATCGAAACAGAAGAAGGCACAGGCCGCAACGTGGGCAAGATGGGTGCCCTGGTATGTGAAGGCACAGAAGATGGCAAGCTGATCCGAGTAAACGTGGGTTCGGGCTTCTCAGACAAGGATCGTGACGAGTTTTGGCAGTGCAAGGTAGACGGCCAGGTGATCGAAGTCAGAGCAGATGCTATCACACAGAACCAAGACGGTACCTACAGCCTACGCTTTCCTAGGTTCATGCGATTCCGTGGCTTCAAAGCAGGAGAAAAGATATGACAACAAACGCATTTATCTTCAGTTGGGACCATTCTGGTATTGAAAGTATTGTGCCTATCACTCAGTACGAAGACTGGGACAAAGTACAACTAATGGAAGTGCTCAAGGGCAATGATCAAAAGAAGAATCCACTCAATCAACTGATTCATGTATTGACCCTGCGAGCTCGCTTCAACAGTCAGCGACACTACGAGATCTATGCCATTGACTGTGATCCTGAATTAGACCAAACATTTTGGCAAGAACGTTGGGAAGCTGATCCACAATGGTGTGCTGACCTTGTACGCAAGAAAGGCCACATGATACACAGCGATCGTGCCAATGCAGATAGGATTAAGATTGTATGAACGAACGAATTCGAGAACTTGCTGAACAGGCTGGTGCCGAGACTTGGAGTCGTGCTCCAATGCGAGCTGTGACTGGGTTGGCATTTACTGATGAGAATTTAGAAAAGTTTGCCGAGTTGATTCGAGCAGAGCATACTCAATCAGTTATAAAATTGTGTGCCAACACCATCAACAACAATCTAAACAATCAAGCTCGTCGCAAACGCAACAACTATGAAGTTCTTGAACTGATTGTTATCGTTGGAGCAATGATAGCTTGGGCCGCTTGGTGGTATACCAATGCTCATTGATATGAGAACGCACATCGATGCCATAGTGATTGCCTGCATGTTTGTGGCCATATACATCAACTGGACTGACTTTCCCAAGCAGCCACAGATTGTACATGGAACATTGATTAAAATCGGAGTAGAAGAATGAACCTTGCTGAATACTTTGAGCAGAATCGCCCTGAACCCAAGTACAATTTTGGAGACAGGGTTGAAGGCACATACAAGGGCATACCTTTTGTAGGCACAGCATATGGAGACAACATGCGCAGTGAATTAGACGGCCCTATGGTCAGTGTACATCTGGACTTGCCCATGATGATTGGATTTGTGTGGCATCATTATATACTTGTTGCATACAAAGACATCAAAGGATTGAGAAAATGACCTTAGAAGACTTACAATACATCTTTGAATATCAAATGGAAGAAGGCACGGAGAACTTGTACTTCATGTTGACTGATGGTGAACGCCTGCCCTTAATACAACGACATCCTGCCGATAAGTTAGCTGACCTGCTGCCCATGCTGGATTCGTTTCAATACACAGGACACAATGTCATGCCGAGGTTTGCAAAATGAAAGTAGGCGGAATTGACCCAGCTGTAGCTCACAACATTGAGCTGGCCAAGCTGACCCAACAACAAACAATCAAACAGCAACAACTCAAAGTGATTGAGGATAGACAGGAAGAAATAAAACAAATGCGCCCCAAAGATCCAGGCAAGGGTGCCAACATAGACGAAATGGTGTAACAATGAATATCTTTATTCCTGTGTTGATCATCTGTTTGAACGGCAACTGTGAGTTCATGCAGGCACAGACCTACTATAAAACTCAAGAACAATGCAGGGCCAGCATGGAAATGCAGAAACAGCACATGCTGAATCTGATCAAACAAGCAGACAAGGGTGATGCACAAGTGCTGGAAGGTACCTGCATTGATGCTAATATCAAAACAACTCCAGGACGAGTATCATGAGTGAATATACCCCAGATCGTTGGTGCGTGATACGCATACCCGGAGATAAAGAAACTATCTACAAGGTGTTTGCTTCGTGGTCAGGCAGTTACACTGGGTCGGACTCCTGGAAGCTGAATTCCGGCATAACCCAAGCTGTATTAGTTGACGGGGCTTGGGAGTTTGAAGGCAGCTCAGGCAGCGTGTATCGATGCAGGGTAGGCAGCTATGGGGCCAATGCCTATGGCCGGGCTGTGCTTGATGACATGATTACTAGAACCCACGAAGGCACGGGCATGGACATAGAGATCTTAGATGAACACACCAACTGGGCTAGCTTGGACTATGACCCTTTGCAACAATGGATTCGGCAAGGACATGATTTAACCCAAAAAGACTAAGTATAACAATCATCTTAACAACAATCAAGGGAAAGCAATGAACAACGAACTAGAACAATTAGATGTCAGCAACAGTGAAGAGGGAGAACAGGCTCAGGCCATTGCGTTGATACGTGAAGCTCAGGCCCTGGACAGTGTACGTCAAAAGCTGGCCAAACAACGCAGTCAACCCAGCTTGACAGAGTGTGATGACTGTGGGGAAGATATACCCGAGGCTCGCAGACTAGCTGTGCCGGGTGTGACCATGTGTATCTATTGCCAAAGCAAATCAGAACGCTTTACAGCCAACTATCGACCGCCTGGTGCGAGCTTAGAGTAATCACGTTAGACCATAGTTCTTCCACGGGCTGTTCAAACAGCCACTCAGGGCCTAGGTTATGTGCAGTCAACCATGATTGTTCCTGACGCCATATCCCCTGACCCTCAATCTCCTGATCCAACTGATCCGGTGCCCAAGCAGCATAGCCCATGAGCAGTCTAAAGTATCTGGGCATGTCATTGGCTGCTAGACCATGAAACATTTCTTCTGAGCTGGTCATGGCCCAAGCAGATGTGATCATCACGGTTTGACTACATACCCAGTCTGAGCTGTGCAACATCCATATGCTGGTGTTGTTCACTGGCCCACCCCAGTATATAGGCACAGGGGGTAGCCCATGATGCTCTAGGTTGGCATGCCGAAGCACGTCATCTAGAGTGTGACCCAAGGGCTTGTTCACACACAGGCCATGGGCTCCTCGTTCATCGTGATGGGTCAGCATGAGTACTGCGTCACGGAACCGAGGGTCGGGAATGTTTGGGGGTGCTATGAGCAGATCAGTGGGGTTCACGGCCAACTTCAACTCCAGTCAGGTAGGGGTCCGCCGTATTTCTTGCCTTTGATCTTCTTGCCACGAACGCCAATTCTATCTGCACCCACCTTGTGAGTCTTGCCGCCATCACGGCTGCGATAGCCCTGGCTCTTGCACGAACTGAGTTGGCTAGCACCCAGAGCTGAATCGGGCTTGCCTGATGTGCAAAGACTTCGACTAGCAGGCTCTTCACTGACCTCTGAGTCCCCAGTGCTGATGCCCAGGATGTCGTCATTTAGGGGAAAGTTCAGCTCTTGGAAACGTTCTGGCAGTTCTTGTGTGTCTATGATAAACTCCAGCTCTTCTGCTGAAGGGTGTTCCTTCATCAACACTTGTGCAGCAGCATCGTGTGCTTCTGCATTTGACCATATGTCCACATCATAGTGTTCTTGATACAGGCTAGCAACTGCGTCCATGACCAATCTATAGTCACAGGTGAATATGTTTTCAGTGACGATTTCACGTATTTTCATACCAGTTTGGCTCCAATCATTACCGCAGCAACTAGATAGTTTTTGATCTCTAGGTTGTCTGCTTCTTCATTGAACTGGTCTGCATGCACTAGATCACGCATGAGTTCCTGATATTCTGATTCTGCTAGTTCGCCCGATTCGTAGGCATGGGTGATCTCTAGAGCATACTGAGCACGTCTAGCTGCCCACTCTGGCGCTGTGGCCACTAGATGTTCAAGTTCTTGTTTCATTAGAATCTCCCCAATACCACTGCGGCTGCTCGTGTGGTTTGTTCAACCAACAACTTCTTCTTGATTGTGCAATAGCTCTTGGATCCTTCACCACGCTGTACCCATTCATCCACTGATTTCTTGATGGGTTCTACCACACGTATGACATCCTTTTGTAGAAAGCCCTTGCTTTCCGAATACAGTTCAAACCTGCGTAGATCTGTTTGTAGGCTGATGACCTGGGGTAACTGTAGTTGATCGCAGTTGATGCGTTCTGCACCCATTCTTGCATCAATTATATAATTGCTTTGGTTGTCGTCCCAGAATGAAGGGATCCACGACTTGATGGTGCCGCAGCCTGTGAGAGCGACTGCTAGTATGAGTGATGTTAGTATGCGCATGTGATATTTATTCAGGTTCTGGTGTTTCTTGAATCATGCCCGCAAGAGCTGATTCTGTGAGAGCAAACACATATAATTGACCCTCGGGTTGGCTTACACCAAGACTGCGTGTGACAGCACCCGTTGATCCCTTGGTGATGATGATGCAACGGTGCGTGGGTTCATCAACCCAGGCCTGTACCACAGCCATATCTGCTGTGTCTAAGATATCATAGTGTTTGATCTGCATATGGTATTTATCATCCTAGAACAAGCTGAGCCATACAGCTGTGGCAGCATCACAGTCGATGACAGTGATATAGTGATCTTGAAGATCGTCAAATATGATGTGTATGATACGCATGTCCCAACGACTCAGCACAAGGTCATGACAGCGATCCAATTGATCAAAGTCAAAATCAAAGGTATAAATCATACAAGTATTTACGTGTGATGATTAACTAGCTGCGAAGCAGCAGCGCAGATATTTTGTAGAGATTTTTTTTACACATAGTCCTCTTCTGGCACACGATGTATTATTGTTGTATACCGTAACACAAACTCTGACTCTAGACTGCTGCCCACAGGTAGCCAATATCTGCAACGATTCAAGTGGGCTTCGTATTGTATACCGTTATGCTGTGCCCATGTCCAAGCTGATGAGCCGCCCTGTGCTAGATCTTGATTGAGTATACCGTAACAGTGCATGGGCTGTGAGTTGGAAGCAAACGCTGCTAGTTTTGGCATGAACATATTTAAATACATGATGCGTATACTATACACAAGACTGATCCTAGAATGGCAGGATCTGGATGTCACATATCCCAAATGGGTAAGCACGTTAGTAATGGATGATGTATACTATACAGCAGTGTTAATCATAGTGTGTGCTAACGCATTTGCAGTGGGACTGGTCATTGGATGGTTAATGACTATAGTGTAATGGCATGCGGGCCGCTAGAGAATAGTATAGTGACTATACACAGCGTTATTAATTACTGAGCTAGCAGGGCCATAAACAGGGGGGTTTAAAATGGCATGTGTGCGTAGGCCCCGCTGCAATGGCTTGTGTGATATGCGTTTACACGCATAAATGCTCAGTAAGTGTGATTTACTGACCCCCACCTTGCGTATAGAGGCCGCTAAAGCAGCCGTGGGAGACAAGATCATAGGAAAAAGTGTAACAAAGTGCAATAAAGTGTGGAATTGTGTGACCATTTGAGCATAGCCTCTCCAACCACCGGCCTGACGAATCTCTTTACTATAGATTCTACTATGAGATCACCCTTGTTTGAACCATTCGAACCATTCTCTCACCATAGAACCAGCGTCATCAACTGTGTTTACGGCCTCTATACAGTGGCCCCGCTGCTGTGGTTATGCGATCACAGTGACTATTCCCAGAAGTCTTTGGCGTGTATGTGTCGCATAGTGGGATCTACCAGCAAGGCCCATGCAAGTCTATCTTCTCGTATATAGAACTCAAGCCAACCTTGTATACTATACGCATGCACATACTCTGCGCACAGCCACACTCGCTCTTGTACAGCAATGTCTGAACATGATCTATAACAACATATACGCATCTAGTACTTAGTTTTGGCTATAGGCCCCGCTGCTATGGTTAATAAAACTGCCAAAAACCGTTGACAAGATATCAAATCTATTGTATAATATACACATGCAGAAGAAGCGAGAGTTATCTAGGAGCAGAGATCCCATGCAGCTACCCATCAGGAGACCCGTTGTGACATTACCAGATGAAAGATATCGTGCAGTTGTGCAGACCCGGAGGTTCTTGTTGGATCTCTGTAATACGCAGCACACTCCCCGAGTACCCAAATTGATCCGAGACACAGCTAGAAGCATGCTGCGTCACTATCCATCAGACTATGACATGAACCGTGCAGCACAAGCAGCGCCAGAGGTGTTCCAGGAACGCATGGAGGATCTTCACAGGTTTGTAGCTGCGGGATCACGTGCAGCACAAGAAGAGGACATCAAGTAACAGTCAACGGGCCTCTAGCTCATGTTGGTTAGAGCAGTGGACTCATAATCCATTGGTGCCGTGTTCGACTCACGGGGGGCCCACCACACAGCAGCCCTTAGCTCAGATGGATAGAGCAACAGCCTTCTAAGCTGTAGGCCACTGGTTCGAATCCAGTAGGGCTGGCCAGATCAATGTTAACAGCAGCACAGCAGCAAGGGAGATCACAGTGTACAAGCATCCCAACCCCATGGACCCATTCGATGACATCAAACGTTGGTACCGCGAGCTATGGCCTGCGCAGCGTGTGGGAGTGTGGCTGTGCTGCGCAGTGATCGTCTACGCAGCGTTGAGGTGGGTCACGATCTAGCCGCGAGCGAGAGAGCGATGAGAAACCCAGGAACCCTAAGGGTATAAGGGTCTTTGGTTGTCCAAAATGCCGAACCGTGCTATAATAGTGTTTTAACAAAGGACACACATGACCGAACTACAGCACAAGTTCTACGCTGCGCTAGCACAACTACAGCAGCACACAGATTTAGATGACGACTCAGCGCAAGACGCTGTTGCTGCGTTGTCGCAGCTCATAGAGGATCACGTCCAATAACCCTAGGCCCTCTAGGGTCTAGTCCCGTTTGGTTGACAGATTGGGTCTAAGCTGCTATAATACATTTTTAACAGGAGCAATGCATGATCAAAGTTAACGCAACACTGCACACAAATGGTAATGGCTACTGGAGCAGCACTAAAGCTGCTGTAGACATCACCCATCTGCAACTAAGCTACACAAACGATGAGCTGGACTTCGGCGAGCTGCGTGTGCGTTTTAACGCAGCTACATGGGATGTCAACAAGCTGGGTCTCATATACACAGACAAGCTGTTTATGACAGAGCTTAAAGCACTGTTAACTAGCATGGGATTCGATGCTAGCGATGTCAGCTACAGCGAGCAGGGCATGCAGGGAGACACCTATGTTAGCTGCGATGTGGGGGAGCTGTTTATTAACACGTACATGCAACACGCATGACCCTAGAGCCCGTAAGGGCTTTGGCATTTTGGTTGACACTTTGGTGAAAAGGTGCTATAATTATAACATGAACTTAGAAAAGCCCACCCGTAAAAAGCGAGTCGACCGTACTCATATCATCTATGAGCTACGTGTCAACGGTGCTAGCTACATAGGAGTCACTGCCAAAACAGAGACAACTATTAATAAGTCAGTGCTGGCTCGTGCGGCCAAGCACTTCTATCGTGCCAAGAAAGAGAACAAGGACTGGCTGCTTTGCCGAGCCCTGCGCTCTTTGAACGACAAAAGCGAGATAGAAGTACTAGTTCATGAAACACTGCGCGGCAAAGCTGTTGCGCACAAGAGAGAAGTAGAACTGCGCAGGGCACTGAAGCCTGTGCTCAACACAGACTGTAGAGGAGATTGATATGTACGACGATTTGGTTACAACTGCACGACAGCATGGCAACGGCGATCTACTAGTGGGCCTGTTCTACATGAAGGTCAACAGACATGAGTTCACTGCAGAGCAATTGCAGGTCTTTGATCGGTTCATGGCCGACGGAGCACGTATGATGGCTCCGGTTGACAGCCTAGAAGATTGATGCTATAATACACACTTAAACAAACTTAATAGGAGCGAACACTATGGGTACACGATCAAGAGTAGCAGTCATGCATGGCGATGTCTGCAAGAGCGTTTATTGCCACTACGATGGCTATTTGGACTACACAGGCCGCATCCTGCAGGCCCACTACGATTCCACAGCAGCAAATGCACTGATTGCACGTGGGGACAATTCGGGCGTCAAAGAGACCCTAGAGGGCATGAACTTCTACAGCGATCGTGGCGAAGAGGATGTCAGCTGGCAGGTTGCACACACCTTCGAAGAGTTCCTCGAGCAGGTCAACAACTGCTGCGGTGAGTACTACTACGTGATGAAGGACGGGGTTTGGTATGCGGGGGCCGTATACGACACAGAGGGTCTGGTCAAGAACGGATTGGTTGCACTAAAGGACGCTATCACAGTCATAGGCGAGCCTGAGGCAGAAGAAGCCCAGGTAGCTGAAGTGTTATTCAAATAGGGGTTGACAAAACCTCAGATTGATCGTATAATAGATACTATGTTAACAACACACACAGGAGCGAAATCCATGCGTATTACACTAGCACAAGGCCAATATGGTGCCAAAAGCAATCAGATCTTTCCAGGCATTGAACTGGATATGGTTGGGGACTTTGTAACAGAAGCCCGCAATGGTTGGGAAGGCTACATCAAGGCCCGTTCAGGCTACAACATCAAAGGTGGCGGCGAGACCTGTAAGGTGTTCTGTAACCAAAGTGACATCCAAGCAATTGCAGGACAGCCAGCAGGCGTTACCATGTTGCAGGCTCTGAACAAGCCCGTGCGAGCTGGCAAGAACGATGCTACAGTCACAGACTTCACACAGGTCAAAGTGCCAGACTCTGCTGTCGCAGACGAGTCTGATGAGCAGATCATCGAGCGTACTAGACTGCGCTTTGAGATCCTCAAGGACATGACCAAGGCTGTTAAGACTGGTGACGTTCGTGCAATGATTGTCACAGGCCCTCCAGGTGTAGGCAAGAGCTTTGGTGTTGAAGAAGTACTGGCCAAAGATGACTTGTTTGACATGATGGGTCAACGCAAGCCCAAGTATGAGATCGTCAAGGGTGCAATGTCAGCAATTGGACTCTATGCCAAACTCTACAAGTTCAGCGATCCCAAGAACATCATTGTGTTCGATGACTGCGACAGCATTCTTTTGGATGACGTTGCACTTAACATTCTCAAAGCGGCTCTGGACACTTCAAAGAAGCGTACCATTTCGTGGAACACAGACTCTAGAGTCCTGCGTTCCGAAGGAGTGCCAGACAAGTTTGATTTCAAGGGTGGTGCTATCTTTATCACCAACTTGAAGTTTGAGAATGTTCGCTCTAAGAAACTGCAAGAGCACTTGGCGGCCTTAGAGTCACGCTGTCACTTCATTGACCTGCGCATGGACACAGAC